GGCCTGTACGGGGAACAACTGTGAACTATGACATGAATAGGATAGAGTAACCTTCCCTTTTGCCTACGTCCTCTGGCTTGTCTTTCGGGTCATGGGGCGTAGGTATTCCTTCAGCTTGCATCTTCTTGATACGTTCCTTTGACTTCTGGCACATACTGTGGTAGTCGATGGATGTGTACGATACGCTGTGGTCTTTGTCTTTCATTGTGTAATCCTCAATCTAATAGTTCTTCAAACAAACGCTCGCCAGTTGTAATTCTCATTAGTCTGTCTACGTTAGCCACACCGGGAGCATAGGTTCTAGCTGCTCTTGCTAAAGGAACTAGAGCCTCGTCCTCTCCTGTCGCAGCACGTTCTCCTGCTTGATAAGCGCCGCTGATAAGTCCTGTAACAGCCTTGAACGGAGCAGGGATAGGCTCAAACGGCTTGCCTCCAAATTCTTCTGCCCGTGCATTGACTAAACCAGAAGAGAAGTTAGAAGCAAACTGATTTAAAGCAGCCTTGGTAATGCCTTCTGGCGTCATTAAATCTTCTATGTCTTTATCTCTAGAGGGATCTAGCGTTTGTCTCCAATCATCCCAAACACCAGCAAACGCACCAAAGAGTCCTGCGTATTTAGCTGACGACAACATTGCTTCCTTAGCTGCTTGCGCTCCTTCCTTGGTGTTTAGTCCTTTTTCTTGGGCGTACAATAACTTTAAACCAATGTCATTACGTATGTTATTAAACTGTCGGTTCATGTACGACAACATACTGTAGCCCATACGCGCGTTAGGATTGTCGTGGAACGCTTTAGGTAAAGTACTTGCACTAACTGGTTGCCACTTATTCAGAGACGCACCAGCAAAGTTAATTAACCACGGGTTTGTTAAGTCTCCATTTTTTAGCGCGTTAACAGTTGACATAAACTCTGATTCTGTTAGTCCTCGCATACCGTCGTGCTTACGTAGAGTAGCCAAGTCTTTTTCTTTACCACTCTTTGCTAGATTCATACCACGTTTGATAGCTGAGTTTGCTAAAATCTCTTGACCCATTCGGTTTACAGTAGAAACACCTGTAAGTTTGTACGCTGCTTGACCAAATTTATCACTGGCACGTACAAACATTGACGGGAGTTTAGTCCATTGCCAAGATTCTGCAGCGTCTTTAAATGCTTTTTCACCTGTGTTAGCAAGCTCTCCCATGAACTCCCTGTCTAAACCTAGGGCTTTGTTCTTCATCCAGCCATTAATATCTATATTTGTCTTAGGTATAATTTTACCAAGAATAGGAGTTGTTCCTAGCTCTTCAAGAGCCGCAACAGTAGTAGCCAAGATAGCACGAGGCACTGTCTGCGCCCACGCCTTAACCCCATTTTGATATATAGGAGATGTAATTCCTTCAGCCACGTTCAACAAAGCGTTCAACGGATTAGCCAATAAAGAAGCAGAAGTTAATCTTCTAGCTACAGCGCCGACAGTGTTGCCGCCTTTTTGAGATGCTATAATCTGTGAACGCAAACCGTTAGCCAAGTTAGCAGCAACTTCTTTAGATGCGCCTTGCTTCTTTGCTTCTTTTTCAATAGCCTCAATTACAACATTTAAACGACTCTCGCCCGACTTAGTTTTTGGCTTACGAACTTTGTTTAAATCAATGTTGAACCTAGCAGCTAATGTTCTAGCCGATGAAATATCCTCAGCTAAGTCTTTCAACGCTTTAATTGGATTGTCGTAATCATCTGGCCTACCTACTATACCTTTAATTTCTTTTAATGCTTTAGTAGGAAAGTAATCTACATCAGGAACTTTAACAAAATCTAATCCTTGTAAAACCTGAATCTGTTCTTTTAACAAACGTATTACATCTTTTTCTTCTGCGGTTCTAGCTGTATTAGTTAAGTCATCCCAAGAAACTCTTCTATCTTTTTTAATAGCTTTATTCATTCGCAGAGTTAATGCTTTGAGTCCGGGATTATTGTCAAACATAAGAGCAGCATCTAGCAATTCCTCGTCAAAGATTCTGTCTATCTCACGTTTCTCGTGACGTATCATTATCTCAGAGTCTTCTGCTAAACGAGCAGCACGTTCTCCTACGTTTTTTACAAACCACTCTCGTTGGCCTAAGAACACATTTCCTAGGACGCCACTTTCTTTATCTGGGTCATTAAACGTAGGAGCTTCTTCCTGTATGTCTCTAACTTTTCTAGAAGCTACACTTGTATCAACAGCACTTCCTATCCTAGATTGTTCTGCAACCCTGCCTACGTTTACAAATCCTTCTTCCCCGCCTATGTGAGTGCCTTCGCTTTTGTATGCGGGTCTATCAACCTTAGCTACAGCTTCTGCAGCTACATCTTCAGCGCCTTTAGTAAGCACAGCACCAGCAGCGCCTCCTAGTACACCACCAAGTCCAGCACCCATTGCTGCTCCAGCGAGTCTGCCTTCTTCTTCTTCGCCACTGAGAAAACCATAGACAGCACCTTCAGCAGCACCTAAGCTACCTACTTTTAAAGCACGATCTAATTTACTTCCTGTTTGTGCAATCTTAGCAACACCAGCACCCGGAATAAACAAGCCGCCAACAATACCAACACCTGTCAAAACATTAGAAGCAGTCGGGTTTTCTTCTTGAAATGCCCGGAGTTCTGCGCGAGACTGATCTATAGCTGTGTTCCAATCTTCGGCCTCACCAGCCAGTAATCGAACAACAGCATCTAGTTCATCACCAGCACCTACGGCAGACTCAAGAAGCTCAACAGCACCAGACCTAAAAGCGTTATAATCTGATGCAATTTCGTCTTCTTGTTCTTCGCGGCTTAAAAAAGTAATTCCAGATTTTTGTTCGTCTTTTAAAAACGTAATCGCCATTAAGAAGTTCCTTTATATGGGTTTGCTTTTAGTTTATCTCTAGCACGTTGTCCACGCTCTTCAACAAACTCACCAACTCCCTCTATAAAATGACCAACTGATTCCTTAGCTTTTGTAGGAAACGCTTCACTATAAATGTGTGTAGGTTTTTTGTAAGTAGTTCTTCTACGTCTAGCGGATACTTTAACTTCTTCTAACTGAGGAACCCATTTACCACGAATAGCTTTATAAATAATTCTGGTAGATTCGTCTCTAACTTCTTCACCTTCATAATCAGAAGCCTTATAACCATCTAACTCAGACACACTCCCTTGTTCTTCCTCTTCTGTACCGGAACGTAACGCTTCAATCTGTCTAACAACTCCTCTGTCTCTTTCTCGTCTTAAGTATTCTTCAGCAGCATCTAAATCTGCTTGAGTTAAAGGTTTCTTACGATCTTTTTTAAACGCTTCAGCATACAGGCGTATTTGAACAGGATCAATAGCAGCTTCAAGTTCTAACTCTAGTTCTTTAATCTGTTGTTCTTTATCGCGTGTTGCTTTAACGTCTGCAAAGTATTCAGACGTAGCTATTTGATTAATAATGTTCCTGTACAAACCTTGTACTTCTTTTTGAGCTTCTTGTGCGCGAACTCTATATCCTGTTTTCCATGTTTTAGTATCTTCATCCCAACCTTCTTCAACTAACTTTTTATATTTCAGCATAGAAGGTTTAACCATCTTTTGTAGTTCTTCAGGCAAACTAGAAATTTGGTCCTCTTCTACAGAAGTATCAGGAGACATTTTATTTAACATAGAATTTTCTTCAAATTGCTGCATAGTTTTTTCAGAAGCAATAATAGTAGAGGCAAACGTCTGTGCAGCGCTAGAAAATTCTTTAGCACCACTGATGATATTATCTAATTCATCAAAGTCTTCCTCTTTAATTGCTTGAGTAATTGCAGTAGAATTATCTTTAATCCAAGCATCTGCTTCCATTTGCTGTTGTGCTTTATCAGTACGCCATTGATCTAGCTTGTACTTGTTGTACTCAGCCATTGCTTGAGGATCTTTTTTCATTTCTACAATACGCTGTTCCAGAGCTTCCTTAGCGCGAGGATCTAACGTAGGATCTAAAACAGCTTCTTCAGCACGTAAGATAGATTGCGCTTTGTTGCTTATAGAAACTTTTTGAGTTTCCGGAATTAGCTTTTGTAAATTTCTAATTTCCTGTGCGTACATCTTTTTTTGGTCTATAGTTGTCGCTAGAACCATCTGTTGTCTAAGATCATTAATTTGCCTTGTAACAGCAGATACGTCTCCCTGTTGAGCAGCAGCAGTAGCCTGACCTGATGTAGTCATAAGCTGGTCTATTTGAGCAAGCTCTTTGGCTTCTTTTTCTTTGCGCTCTTTTTCCATACGCATGATGCCGGGAGTCTGCCCAAGACCCTTAGCAGCCTCAAACAAACCTTGCTGGTACGTAGGCTGAAGCAACCCTTGTAAAAACGCTTGTGAAAATCTAGCCATGATTAGTCTCCCGTAATCATATCAACAAGGCTACCAAACAGTGAACCTACGCCACCACCTTGTGTAGCTATAGGATTAAACAGGCCACCCAGTAGTCCTGAACCTATGCCACCCAACAGATTAGCAGCGGCTTGCTCTGCGACCAATCTAGCCTCAAGACCCGCCATAGAAGTCTCACCAAACTGACCAGCGCCAAACAACTGACCACGCTGTTGCAACTGCGGGTAAAGCTGTGCAGCCTGTTGTGCAGCCAGAAGCTGCGTCTGTGGGATGTACGATCCCGTGAGTGCACCCAAGGCAAGCTGTTGTTGTGCCTGTTGTGCAGCAAGATCCTGCATAGACAACTGACTACCAAGTCCTGCAAACTGTGCACCAAGACCAGCCTGTTGTGCCTGTAGTCCACCAGCGACTTGAGCCAACTGTGCAGCTTGTTGTGCTGATGTAGCTGCCCTACCAAGACCTTCAGACTGCAACTGAGATTCAATCTGCTGTGCGCTGAGTCCAAGTTGTGACAACTGTGCAGCCCTCTGTTGTGCTGCTGACTGAAGCTGGCTAGAGAGTCCTGCCTGTTGACCAAACATACCACCTAGAGCCTGTGCCGTACCTAAGGCTTGCTGACGTTCTGCCTGTGCTTGCTGTATAGCGGCCAGTGACGCTCTGTTCTGTGCTTCTTCTTGTGCTTGAGCCAAAGCAAACTGCTCAGGAGCACCACCAAACATGGCTGTACGTACACCTAAGCGTCCCTGTTGAGCCATACGCTCTTCCAAGGCTAGCCGCTGTCGCTCTTCTTCAGGACGCTGTGTGGCCCTGATACGTTCAAATACGTCAGCCTCACGACCAGCCATAGGAGCCAGTACGTCACCCGCTGCTTGTCCGGCGAGTCCTGCGTACTGCCTTCGGAGTGCTTCTACGTCAGCAGGAGCCTGTGTACCTAACCCAGCAGCGCCCATGCCCAACGCTTGTTGTCCAAACTGACCTATGCCGGGACTAGGTTGTTGCCCTAGCATACCACCAACTTGTCCTGCAAACTGCCCACGCAGCAAGTTAATGTCTGCTGGTTGCATCCCTGCAGCACCCATGAACTGACCACCTAAGCCAAACGCTTGTTGTGCTGCTTGTTGTCTCTGCGCTGCACCAAACGGCCCTTGAAAAAGAGCTTCGTCTGCTTGACCCATAAGCGTACTTCTTATTATATCTTCTGGAAGAGACAAGCCCATAGTAACGCCAGATTCATCTCTATCGTCAACACCATTATTATTTTGGTCAATAAACTGCGATGTTCTTATTTCTTCAGGTGAACGCTGTGTAGGAGGAGTAAAACCAAACTGACTACCCGTAGTAGATGTCACAGTAAACGGTTGGAACTGAGACATCTCAACAGCCTGCTGTGCTAACTGAGAAGATCCGGGTACAACAACCGCTTGTCCTGTTGCGGGATCTGTTACAGTAGTTCCTACTACGGCTTGCTCGCCTATTCTCTGTAGTCTATCGTAAGCAGACTTAGTTAGCGCACCGCCTGCGCCAGTTGCGGCTCCTATTCCTAAGAGCCCTAATAAGCTGTTTAGTGCGTCTGACATCAGTAAGTTCCTCCGTCAATCGTGCCTGTAGACAGAGTTCCCGTAAACGTCAACGCGGGTATTGTTACAGTGCCTGTGAACGTAGGAGAAGCTGTGTTTGCCTTAGTTGCAATCGCTGTAGATATAGCGTTAAACTCAGTGTCAAACTCGCTACCACGAATAACTTTACCACTATCCCCAGAAGGTAAACTGTCCTTAGCAGTAAAGTTTGTTGTCTTTGTATAGTCGCTCATACTGTTTTACCCATTAGTGCTAATACGTTAATTTCTTGGAGGGATAAAGCAGACCCGTTAATGTCAGCTTCTAGTCCTATCGTAATAATACTTCCGTTACCTGTTGCTTGAACAGCGTTTCTAGTCGTAAGCTCACCACCAGTAAACTCACCGATAGCAAACTCGTCAACACCGTAGTACGCAGGTACTTGGTTGCCTACAGTAAACTCGTAAGTTTTAAAGTCCGTAGCTAGATCATAAGCCCACTTCATAAACACTGTTGCACCAGCAGCACCAACCAGAGTTGGCCTGAGTTTCTTGAGCAACTTTGTTTTAGCAGGATCACCAAACGTCAAGCCCGGACTGTAGTACCTAAAGCGGTACGCTGTTGTGTTGTCTACGTAACCTGAGTACGTCCCTATTCCATCAGTTGTTCCTATGTACAACGTACCGTCAGTCTTAACTTCAAACGACTTGTGTGGAATAGAAGTCCACCTAGTAACCCTGTACGCTCCGTTCTCAAGTCTACCCTTTAGATCAAAGCAGTACGCCGTAAGCTGATCTGGGAACGTGATAACGTAAAAGGAATTCTCAGGGCTGTACACAGAAGCCGTAGGTAACGTCCTGTTGTTAATCAAACTGATGATCTCAGTCTTTACGTTTAGACTCAGGTCAGATATAGGCAGTGACTTCTCTTGGATAGTACGTCCTAAGCTCCTGAGTCCTGTGTTAGACATAAACAAAACATCTGTGCCGATGTGCTGGACAGAGTTTCTACAGATGCACCCAACGCCAGCTACCGTGTCAACCAGAGCCATACTAGCTGGACTAGAGGCTCCTCCGTACACAAGTATGCTGTGCTTGCCAAAGATAATCAGAGTGTTGTTGTGTGCTGCCAACGCTCTAACTTCATCATACCCATCAGGCCAAGCCTTAGATACATCTATAGAACCACTGGAACCACCAGTAAAGTCTGCTCCAATTAACAGGTCAGACCAGTAAATCGTTTGTGTGTCTGTTGCGTTGTCTACGACCCACAGTCGTCCGTAAGCTGCCAGAGCCTCGTGACACTTGAGCGTTGCTGCTGTAGCTCCACCGTTAGCAACAGTAAACGTACGTAGTCCTGTGGCGTTGTCGTACACCAGAGGATCGTACCCACGTTGGAAAAAGTACGCCTTGTCGTTAAAGTTTACAATCTTCCAGTTGTTAGCTGTGATAGTGTAAG